CTCTAAAGGCGAAGACTACCAAGGCGAAGACAAAGAAGATGTATACAATCCGATTATGAACGCAGAGCCAGGAACGTTTGAGCAATTGCCCGAAGGCATGGCCTTTCAAACCTTCGACCCTCAGCACCCAACTAGCCAATTTCAGGATTTTGTAAAACAGATTCTTAGATCTTTTGCATCCAGTTTGAATATTTCTTATGCGACGCTATCGAATGATTTAGAAAGCGTTAACTATTCGAGCATAAGACAAGGCGCTTTAGAAGAGCGTTTTTATTTCAAAAAAGAACAGAATTTTTTAATTGAGCATTTTTTACAGCCCGTTTTTGAGCGTTGGCTACTAATGGCGATGACAACAGGCGCGCTTAATCTTCCCATGCGAAAGTTTGAAAAGTTCGCAAATCCTAAATGGATGCCTCGCGGTTTTGGCTATATCGACCCACTTAAAGAAACCCAAAGTTATTCGGTAGCTCTAAATAACGGCACGATGACACTAAATGATATTGCCTCTATTCATGGAAGGGACGTTAAGAGTTTGTTAGAACAAATCAAAAAAGAGAAAGAACTCGCGCAAAGTTTAGGCATAGATCTAGCCTTTGAACCTTTTGGCGCGAAGGGAGCTTTACAAAAGAGCGAGGACACAGAAGATGAGTAAACCAGAAATTTCAACTTGTCAAAGGTCAGCAAGGTTAGATCTTTCTTTGTTAAAAGATGAGTCAAGAGAGATAGAGCTTGCTTTTTCGTCTGAAAACAAAGTGCGCCAAGTTTTTGGCTACGAAGTTTTAGACCATGAAGATGTTGATTTAGAGTTTTTAAACTCAGGAAGAGCGCCGCTTTTAAAAGATCACGACAAACGCCAACAAATTGGCGTGATTGAAAGGGCGTACATAGATCAGGAAACCCGCGTAGGCCGCGCGGTGGTGCGTTTTGGAAGAAACGCGCTAGCTGAATCCGAGTACCAAGACATGAAAGACGGAATTCGTGTGAATGTTTCGGTATCGTATGAGATTTTAGAAATGGACGAAGAATTGCCAAGAGACGCGGAAGGGATTCCAAGTTATCGGGTAAAGTTTAGACCTTTTGAAATCTCTTTAGTATCAGTCCCAGCCGACGAAAGCGTAGGAGTTGGGCGCGAGAAAATACAAGAAGAAAAACCCCTTAAAGGAGTGGTTAAAATGTCAGTACAAGAAAACGATTCGGCTAAAGTTGATGTCGCGGCCGAAGTAAAAAGCGCTAGAGAAGCTGAAGTTTCCAGAGTTAAAGAAATTCATTCTCTTGGCGAGCGCCACAAAATGCAAGATCTTGCACAAAAAGCAATCAGTGAAGGCTTAAGCGTTAGCCGCTTTAAAGGTGAAATCCTTGAGCGCATCCAAAGCCATCCCGTAAAACTTCCTCAAGGTGAAGTTGATATGAGCAAAAAAGAACAAAGAGAATACTCTTTGATGAAAGCTATCAATGCAGCCGCTAAAAAAGACTGGGGCAAAGCTGGCCTTGAGTTGGAAGTTTCTAAAGAACTAGAAAAGCAATACGGCCGCGAAGCTAAAGGCTTTTTTGTTCCTACTAACATTGCATGGGGCAACCAAGCAAGCCGTGATTTAACTGTTGCATCAGCTACTGGTGGTGCTAAATTAGTTGGAACCGATCAAAGAGGCGATCTTTACATTGACGCTTTGAGAGCTAAAACTTTGATCAATGAACTAGGCGCAACTGTTTTGACAGGTCTACAAGGTGATGTTGATATCCCAAGAGTTAGCGTTAAAACAACTGTCGCATTTATGGCGAACGAGACAACAGCCGTAACAGAGGGCGCACCTCAGTTTGATCAAATTCAACTAGCACCCAAAACTGTTAGCGGATTTGTAGATATCTCAAGAAAACTTCGCTACCAAAGTGATCCAAGCGTTGAAATGCTCGTTCGTAACGACATTTTGCAGCAAATCGCTAGCAAGATTGACGATGTAGCATTCGAAGGCGGCGGAACTGGCGAGCCTTCAGGTATTATCAACGGCGCAAGCGTTGCAGTTGTAGCACTTGGAACAAACGGCGGCGCTCCAACTTACGGGTCAACCATCGACTTAATCAAAGAAGTGGATGTGGATAACGCTTTGATGGGTAACTTGGCATACGTAACAACTCCTGCAGCTTGGGCGAAACTTGCACAAACTGCAAAAGTTGCAAGTACTGATAGCGTAATGATCTTAGATCCAGCTATGAACATGCTTAACGGCTACCCAATTTACAGATCAAACAACGTGCCTAGCGATCTTACAAAAGGTTCAGGAACCGCGCTAAGCGCTATGTTCTTTGGTAACTTCAACGATCTAATGCTAGCTTTTTGGTCAGGAATTGACATTATCGTTGATGAGTCCAGCTTGTCCACAATCGGCGGCGTTCGCTTGGTATTCTTCCAAGATTTAGACGTTGGTTTAAGACATGACGAAAGCTTTGCAGTAATAAAAGATATGATTACAACCTAATAATTAGCTTTCCTTTAATTAGACTATGGGGGCCGCTTCGGCGGCCTTCATTTAACACAAGGTTTCAAAAATGAAAGTTAAAGTTTTAAGGGCTTTTCAAAACCATGAAGTTGGATCAATTATAGACCTAGAAGGCCCTCAAGTGATTCAATTTTTATCTAGAAAAATGGTTGAAGAATACAAGGAGCCAGCGCAAGAAAAAAACCGCGCGGTCGGTTTAGAAAATTCAGCGCCCAAGAAAAGCGCAAAGCGTAAAAAATAAATGGCTATTGAAAACGCAGCGGAAAGAGCCGCAATGCTTGCAGATTTTGGGGTTACGGCAACCTATACAGCCGACGGAGGCAGCCCGAAAAGTATAACGGTAATTTTTGATCAGGCATTTTTAGAGGCCGACGCAAACGGCAATGTAAAAGTTGAAAGCACAAATCCAATTGCTCTTTGCAGAACGGCAGACGTTAGCGACTCCGACCACGCAACAACAATTGTTATTTCAGGCACAACTTATAATGTAGTTGGCGTTCAACCAGACGGAACGGGTTTTACGTTGTTAGTTTTAGAAACTCAGTAAAAAGGTGGTTTTACTATGACGCTCAAAATGGCCCATAACTTTTTTTATAGTGTAGCACAAGGTTTAATTCCTAACGTTCATGCCGTTGCAGAGTTTGGAGAAAATTTAGATGTTGGAACAAGTCAAGAAACTTTATGGGGCGAGGGTGGACTTTATAGTTATTTATCAAGCGCTGAGCAATTAACACTATCGAGTACTAGCGCAAACGACACAAGCGGCGGAACAGGGCTTCAAACAGTAACAATTTTTGGCCTAGATGGAAATTATGACGAGCAAAGCGAAACAATAACATTAAATGGCTTAAGCGGCGTAACAACGACAAATTCCTACTTAAGAATTTACACCATGTGCGGTGTTGCTGTTGGTTCGGGGGGCGTAAACGCAGGCAATATTTATGCTGGAACGGGAACAATAACGGCAGGAAAACCAGCTAATGTTTATGCACAAATGGACATAGGAAAAGGGCAAACATTAATGGCTATTTACACAATACCAGCAGGCTATACAGGCTATTTAAGACAAATTTATTTTTCCACGGGTAAGAGCCATTCAATTTATGCACAACTCTACACAAGAAAAATTAATGAGAGTTTAACAGTAAAACATACAGGTCGAATGTTTGACGGGCTTTATCACAAATTATTAGATTTTCCCATTGTATGCACAGAAAAAACAGATATAGAAATCAGAGTTACGGGTGAAGCATCAAATAGCCAAGTTTCAGGCGGTTTTGATTTGATGATAGTTAAGGATTAATTTTATGGCGCATCTTAGAAAACAAATACGCGATCAAGTGATTACAACTTTAACGGGACTTGCGACAACTGGCACAAATGTTTTTAGATCCAGAGTTTATAACAACGAAGCGTCAAAGTTGCCTTGTCTTTGTGTTTACACTCTAAGCGAGAACATAGAAGACGCGACATTAAGCCCCGTTAAATACGAAAGGGCCTTGGAATTAGCGGTTGAAGGCTATGCAAAAGCAACTAGCAATATAGATGATACACTCGATCAAATTGCTTTAGAAGTTGAAGAGGCTTTGGCCGCCGATTTAACGCTAAATTCGCTAGCGCTTGATTGTGCTTTGCAATCAACTGAAATAAATTTAATTGGCGATGGCGACCAGCCAATAGGGGCTATTCGCTTAAGCTTTGAAATTCATTATAGAACAAGAGCCGACGACGTGGAAACGAGCGGCTAAAAGTCATAGGGGGAAATCATGGCTACTTTTCACGGAAAGGAAGGAACGGTATTAGTCGGATCAGACGCGGTTGCCGAAGTTAAAAGTTTTACTGTTACACAAACAGTAGAAACCGCTGATGATACAGTGATGGGCGATACTTGGAGAAGTCACAAAGCTGGCTTTAGATCCTGGAACGGTTCTTTAACTTGTAACTTTGACGATACCGACATAAACGGCCAAGAGGCTTTAACAGTTGGCGCTAGTGTTACCCTAAATCTTCAACCTGAAGGAAACACAACAGGGGATTATCTACTGACAGGAACAGCAACTATTACGGAAGTTACACAAACAAGTGATAGTGAAGGCATTGTTGAGAGATCTTTTAATTTCTTGGGCAATGGCTCGCTAACAATATCAACCGTTTCATAAACGAGGTTTAAATGGCTGCAATCGACAATGTAATTAAACACTTTGAAAACACCTATGAGAAAAAATCTTTTGAAGTTCCTGAGTGGGGGCCAGAAGGACAGCCGTTAAAAATCTTTGTTGAGCCGATGACGCTTAAACAACAATCCGAAATCTTGGAATTAATACAAACCAAGGGAGCGGGCGCGGGCTTTGTGCATGCAATATGCACAAAAGCCCTAGATGAGAGCGGCAAAAGAATTTTTGCGGGCGATAAGCTTTTTTTGACGAACAAAGCCGATCCCGATTTAGTGATTGAAGTTGGTCAAAAGATTTGGAACCTTGCAAAAGGAAAAGATATTGACGCGCATTTGCAAAACTTAGATGAGGAATGCGAGGAAATTGTCGAAGAGCTTAAAAAAAAATAAGCAAGAATGAACGCTACTTATTCGGCGTTTTTCAACTTGCGGAATTTTTAAAAAAGCACCCTTCCGAAATTGTAGAAATGACAGTTTCAGAGTTTTACGCTTGGATAGCTTACTTTAAGGTTAAAGAAGACCATGGCAAGAAAAGATCAGCTTAAGTTTACCGTTACAGCCATTGACAAGACAAAGGCAACCTTTAGAACTATTGGCATGGGCTTGAGCAAGCTTGGCGGTATTGCTAAAAGCGCAGGGCTTGCCGCTACCGGAGTCGGTGCAGCTTTTGCTTTTATGCTTAAGAAAACCGCCGATGGCATTGACGAGACGGGTAAATTGTCTAGGCAATTGGGGATGAGCGTTAAAGCGCTTGAAACTTTTAAGCATGCCGCAGAAATTGGCGGCTCTTCTTTAGATACTCTTGCAAGAGCATCCAAACAGCTTTCAAAAAACACTTTAGATTTTGTGGTAAAGGGAACGGGTGAGGCGGCAGATTCATTTAAACTTTTAGGTTTAAGCGCGTCAGACTTGCGGCCCGTTATGAATGATTCAGTGGCTTTAATGTC